ATCTGGTCGTAGGTGAGTTGCGGCGCCGAGGACGTATTGACGTTGTAGCCCATTGCCTGCAAAAGCGGGTTTATCGCTGCAGTACCCAGGTTCCGATACGGCGCCAGGTCATTGCGGACTTGGTTAAACTCGTCCTGCTGCATCTGCGCCGCTTTGTTCGCGGCGTCGGCTTGTGTATTGGCGGCGCTCGAGGCGGCGTCCGAACTCATCATGCCGCCGAGCAGCGACGTGCCCGCGCTAATTGCGGCGGTAATGGGGTCGTTGGCCCGGAATACCCGAACATGACGCAGATCGCCGCCCAGCGGGTCGCCAAGCGGATCGCCCTTGACAGAATATCGAGAAGGCTTATACATAATTCGGTTTCTCGCAACGTAAATGGATGATGCCGTTGGCGCGCGCGACTTCCTGGAAGCCGATTCGCTGGCAGAATTTGAGCCCCGCCACGTTGTCGACCGCGACAGCGGTTTTGATCGGCCTGGGCATCGTTGCCATGACCTCTCGCAGATGCCCACGCATGACGACTCCCGGTGACTTCACGCAACCCGTATGCAGCTCGTTACCATGGATCAATGTTCCGCCGATCAATTCCCCGTTTCGCATAATCGGTATGGCAGTCCAGCCCTGAAATGCAGCCTCAAACTGCGCGAATGTATATCCCGCAGGTAGCCGCGCGCGCACCGAATCGAAAATCCGGTGAAGAATTTTTGCTCTGCTCAATTTGTCGCAAACACCACGTTGGGCGCACTCACATAGGTCATGCGCAGTTGATCGCCGGTGGCTAGAAAGAAACACCCGTAAAACGTCCCGGTCGGATACCACGTCACTCCAGAATTCCGGGAAAACTCCAGCATGCTGATGCCTCCGCCAGAAATGAACACCACGCCGCGCGAAGCGGCCGTATACACGTAGGGCGAAGCCCCGGGCGTCACGGGTACCGCGGGCGTGACATTGCTGTCTGGCCCCGGAGGGCCTTGCGGGCCTGTCTCGAGCACGAAATCCAGCACCTGGGAAGGGCTGGTGCCGTGGATTGACACGGCCGGCGCATCGCCGCTTGTCACCGATCCGATGGACAGCACATTCGCCGGGCCGGGAGGGCCTACCAATCCTTCGCCTTGCGTTCCGCCTGTCCGATCAAACAATCCCGTGAAAAACCGCCACCATGCCTCGTGAATGCGGTTATTCACCATCAGCGGAACCTGCGGCGGCGGAATGTTGCCTTTCAGATTGTCGGTCATTGGGGCACCGAATTGACCTGCACAAAGGCGCCGTTGAGCGCCGTTTTATTGGTGGTCGACCACGACAATTCAAAGACGCGGTCACGCGCGTAGCCCAGGCGCTGGAACTGGATCGAGCGCAGATATTGACCCTTCGCGCCCATGCCGCCCTGGATGGCATTGCCCCAGCTCGCGCCTCGGGTATCGCTCCAGCGCAGGGACAACTTGGGATCATCGTCCGTGTCGGCTTGGCCTACCTGCATATCGGCGATCAGCTGCCGGTACATGATGCGGTTTCCTTCGCCCACTAGATGCGGGAAAGAGCGCAGCCGCACGATGGGCGAGCCGTTGTCGGTCGTGACCGCGTCGTCCAGGGCATAGAGGTTGCCGTTTTCGCGGTCGCCCACCAACCATTGGTTATTCCAGAAGGCAAAGCATGATCCGCGGTGCCGGCGCAATTGCCCTTGCGCGTCCGTCCAGAGCCATTCGTGCCATTGGTTGGTGGAGAGATCGAACACCCAGGTTTTATCTGCTGTGGGGAAGCTCAGCACATAGAAGAAATGGCCGCCCAGCTGGTAGGTATAGCCGATGGCATCATCGATCCTGGCATAGCCCTGGAAGGCGTGTTCCATGGCGTGCGTGGAAATACGTAGCCCGTTGAAGTCCGAACTGCGCATGACCACGGCATGACCCTGCGGATCCTGGGCAAGCCAGTACACCGAGCCGTCCATCGCCGCCACTGACGCTTTGGCCGCAATCCCATGCTGGATGAAAGCACCGGGCATGCGCGAGAACGCGAAGTCCTGATTGCCGGCGTCATACCAGATTTCCGTGGTCTGTTCGCCCATCAGGTAGACGTACCGATTGGCCACAATCAGGGTGGAAAGCGGATCCGGCGCCCCCGTTTTCGAGGCGAAATCCAGTGGATCCCACGTCACGGCAAAAGATCCGGAGCAATACCATTGATTCGTGCCCGGGCGGTTCAGCACCAGGAAGCCATCGACGTAATCAACCCGATCACCCCCGTAGAAGGCATCGTCATCGATCTGTGCAAAACCATTGGAGGCCAGATCGATGGTATAGCCCGCCGCCGTGCCGTCGACCAGCACAATCGTCTGCGTGTTATCCGCCATCGACACCGGGCCGACAGAGGTGCCAATCGTGCCCACAGACGTAAATGTCCAGGCCTTGCTGATCTGGTACACGGTGCTGCCGATCACGGCGTACAGAGCGCCATTGCTGGCCGGATACAGGCACCGGTAGATACTCTTCGGCGCCGTGGCAAGTAGCTTCAGGCCCGCAGTTGGATAATGCGTCGTCGGAAATGGCGAGTCGGACGGATTGTTCTCCGGATACAGATTCACGCAGCGTTGGCAGTCAGCAATGAGGCTGCGTGCCTCGTATGCCCCGGAGGTCAGCGCAACTTTCATTGGTTCTGATCCGCGTAGACGTTGTAATGCCCGCTACCCAGCAGGTCCGAGGGCATTCTGAGCAACGGTATCTGCGCATTGGTGTTGCGGATGGTATTCAGCGAGGCCTTCGCGAGCGCCACCACGGCGGCATTGGGCGGCAATCCATATGCGGGGAAGAGCCGCACCGCGAGGTTGTACATAATGGCTTCCTGATATTCCTCCGGCATGTTGATGACGTCTGACGGTGTGGCGAACTTTTGCAACTGCTGCATCACCGTGATGTGGATCGAATAGATGCTTGTCGGAATGGGCCAGATGAAGAGGTTGCCCAGCGGGTAGGCCGAGTCGTAGAAAGCGTACCGGGGAAACGACTGCATGCCCTTGATGGGGATCTTGTCGTAGTCCTCGCGGGACTTGAGGATCTCGAGCGGGTAGTCCACCTGGTAGGGGCTCGCGATGGCCTGGCGCATATAGGCGTATTCGAGTTTCGCCGGGCGCACGATATCCACATCACCGCCAGGGCCTACGGTGTAAGATTGGGCGCCCGTGGCTGCAAACGAAGTCTCCACCAGGTGGTAGACCATGTAGCGCTTACGCTGCCACTGCGCGAGCATCATGTTCAGCAGCGTGAAGGAATCGCTCATGTCCTCGGCGCTGGCCGGCTGGCCGACACCGAGTACGCTAGCCTGCTTGAGCGCCAGGAGAATCAGATCGTTGGGGGTCATTTTTCCGGCGTCCGCGGCGCTTGGGCTGGATTGGCTCGATGCTTGCCCGAGTCGGCTCTTCGCTCGCGTCGTTGATCAACACGGGGCCCTGATCGGTCGTAATCCACTTCGGGTACTCTTGATACTCGTAGGGAGGTGCTTTGTATGGCATGCAAAAGAGGGAGGGTTGCCCCTCCCCCGCTCCGGTTAGAGAATGTCAGCGACACCCACGCCCCATTCCCCGCGGACGGTTGCCCAGCCGTAGAGAATGTCCAGGCGCGTGATGAAGTCGTCATTGACCACGTCATATGCGCTGATCATGCGCATGGAGACACCGTCGTAGTTTTCGCGCGCGGCTTCCACCACACCTTTGCGCGGCAACTCCAGGTCGGCAGTCGCCAGTGTGAGCGCCTCGGGGCGGAAGGCCACGTTCTTGCGGAACGTGACGGAGGCGCCACCCACCAGCGTAATGACCGCAGCGTTTGCCGGGGAGGCGGTCACGGTCTGGTACTGGACCGCTACGCCCCCCGCACCGGCCGGGACCAAGGCCGGGTAGATCGGGATGGAAGTTGCGCCCGATGCCACGTTTGCCGTCACTACGAACTGCGCCAATTCGCCAGTGCTCTGCTTGGTCACGCGGTTGACACCGTTCACGCCCGCGAAGGTGATGATGTCGCCCTTGTTGAACGTGCCCGTGATCGCCGAGACGGTGATGCTGGATCCCGTTTGGTTCGCACCGCTCACAGCGCCGGCCGAGTACGAGCCGTTGGTGTGCTTGATGGTCGTCTGATCCATGAACCAATCGAAACCGAGCGTATCGCGGGCCATTTCGCCAGAGGCATACTGACTCGAAAGCTTCACCTGGGGATTGAACAGCCCCGTGAGTCCTGCCACAGTGCGCGCCTGAGTCAGAGGGTCAAGCATGATCTTCCGGCGTTCGCGCGGCGCAGACATGTTATCCAGCTTCGCGCCGGCCAGAAGCCACGTGGACGCATCGGGCGTGGCAATGCCTGACGAATCTTTGTAGACGAGGTTGGAAAAACCTTCGGTGCCCTGTGCCAGGTTCGACGCCACGCCACCGGCCAGGACGTTCACTGCGGGCGCCAGGATGCGTTCGCTGAAATCGTCCAGGCTCAGGGTCAAGTCGGCCGACGAGAACGACATGTCGACGCCCTGTTGAGTGGCGACGGTCAGCGGCACTTCCTGCTCGTTCGTGCCCTGAACCGAAGCAACCTTGCCGGTACGTACCGTGTAGTCGTTCGGCAGGCGAATGCGCAGGGTGTCGCCGATCTTCGCACCCGTCTTGGCGAACTGACTGTCATACTGCTTATCGACGTTGCGCAGTAGCGCGTTCGTGTTGGTGAAAAGTCGGATCGCCTCGCGGGTGATCATGTTGATGGTGAGAAGAGAATTGCTCATGTCAAAGCCTCATCAGTGGGACTTGGAAAGGGTTTCGTTGCGCCAGCGCATCCACTCGTCCGTAGACATCCGCTCCGGGTCTTTCTCGACGCGGGTTGTTCCGTCAACGGGGGTAATGGGTGCCGGCGCACCAGACACAGAGGTCGGCGCGGGCTTGCCGAGCTTGTCAGCCATGCGAGCGAGTTCCGCGGCCATCTTGAGCGGCGGCAACGACATGACGCGGGAGGCTTCATCGGGGTTTTTGCCCAAGGCGTACAGCACCTTGTGTCCGTCCGGAAGGTCGGTAGCGACTTCCAGAAACTCGGGCGTCAACCCACCCAGCATGCCGAACGTGCGCAGGGTTTCGTCGAAGTCCTGAAACTCCGTCTTGCCCTTCGTGTAGGCGGTATTGCAGGCCTCGTCGAACTTGGTCTGCTTGAGCCGGGCTTGCGCAATCTCGCCGGCACGCGCCTCGATCTGCTCCTGGGTCAGGGGTGTATCGGTGCTCGTTTCGGCAGGTTTGGCAATCTGTGCTTCCAGCGCCTCGCGTCGGCGCCGCTCTTCGTGCTTTTCCCGAGTCAGTTGATCAATCCGACGCTGTACCCACGCGGGCGTTTCCTTGTGTTCAGGATCGGTTTCGGGCGTGGTTTCAGGCGGATTTGTCTGGCTTTCGGGAGCAGCGGTTTCCGCGCCCTGGACGGATTCAACAACTTCGGGCGTCTGCGTCTCTTCGGTCGAAACCGTGGAGGACTGATCCACAACTTGGCTTTCAGGCATGATTTCTCAAGGATTGGGCATCGCCAAGGCGGGCGAAGGCGCTTGCGCGGGTTGCGCGGGCAAAGAAAAACCCGCCGAAGCGGGTTGCGGAGGTTGTGGGGTGGATGGCTGTCCTGGCGGAGCGCCAGTCGGTAGCGGAGTATTCATGGCCTGCATGAGCAACTGCACGGTCAGCGCGGCAATCTGTTCGGGATTGGGCGGCGTAACCTTCATGCGTTCGGTTTCGGCCTTGTAGCTGTCGATCTGCACTTTCTGCCGCTCGATGCTGCCGTCGTATTTGGCGCGATCCAGGTCTTGAGCCATCTTTTGCAACATTCCGCCCATTTGCTGCATCTGCTGCTGCATCTGCTGGACTTCGGGCGGTGGCGCATCACCCTTGATGGCCGCCGGCACCATGCGCTCCAGGCGTTCAGCAAGCTCATCGGCCATCGGGAAGTCCGCGGCTTTCATGATGAGGTCGCCCGCCACCTTCATGATTTCGGGGTTCTGGCTTGCAATTTGCGTCAGCGCATTGAAAGCTTCTTCGCGGCGCGTCTGATAGGCCGGGCCGATGTCGGCCACTACGTCATATTCGCCCACGTTCGGATTGAATGCGGCCTGGATTTCGCCCGTCATGGCGTCTTTTTGCTGCGTGAGCGCGGCCTGAGCCTGCGGATCGATGGTGACGGTGCTTTCGGTGCCATCCTTGCCGAGAATGCGGATGACGCGCCGGGTGTCATAGATTTTCGGGATCAGGTCGATCAGGATTTTGCCGGTAAAGCGGACCGCGCGGCTCAGGTTATCGATGTAGTGATAGGTCGCGCGATCTCCCTGGCGCTGGCGCTGATTGATGGCCACGCCCGAGGTTTCGTTGCTCGGCGCGCCCATCGCGGCGTCGTACTGGCCCGAAACCATCCGCATTTCCTCTGCGGCATTCTGCATCATGGTCAGGTACGCGGGAGCGGCGGTTGGAGGTTGCTGACGTTGAGGCGCCGCAATGGGATTTCCAGACTCATCCAGGCCGTTATAGGGCAGGTACGAATGGTTTTCCGTGTTGGCGGTCGCCCAATAGTTCTCGAAGCCCTGAATCGCCTCGGTAGCAGCCACGTAAGGCTGTTTCCCCTGGAGCGCAATGAACTCCACGCAGGCCGACGAACCGTAGTTGTACATGCGCTGTGGGTCTTTCAGCGCCCGCACATGGCCCTTGCGGTCGACCTTGCCCTCGATGATGACCTCTTCGCCGATCACGCGGACAATCGGCACGTAGCGCCCCGGCCATTCGCGCCGGTCGATGACCTCGGCGCCGGCGATCAAGCACCATTTCACCGAGGGCGATTGTAGGGGGCGGCGCGGAATGCTCTTGTCGGCGAGGACGGCTTTCGCGGTTTCGGCGTCCAGGTCCGAGGCGCGTACCATCTGCGGGCCATCCTCGGCCGGCATGGCAATCAGCGTGTCCGAGCGCAGTTCCACGTAGTAGTACTCGCAGACACGCACATGGTCTTTGTCGCACCAATCATCCCCGTGGCCGAGCGCCGCGGTCGTGGTGATGTTCTCGTGGCCCGGGTATTTGGCCTTGAACTCGTCCGTAGTCAGGTCATCGAAAATGAAGCCGAACTTGGCGTCCGACCCATCCGCTTCCTTGATGTCCGGATCCAGGTAGACCGACAACGGATCCTTGATGCGACGCACGAAGATTTCTTGATCGAAGCTATGCGCATTGGCATAGTCGGTGATGACGCGCCAGTAGCCAATGCCGCCGAACACTTGAAACTCGGTGCCAGTGTCATACGCGGCTTGGGCGTTCGACGCATACTCGATGTGCCGGATGATGCCTTCGTAGATCTGCGCGGCATCGTAGGTAGCCTGAGTGGAAACCGGGTGCACGATGACGCCGGGTTTGTTCTGTTTGGCGTCATTGATGATCTGCAGGCAGTGCTGGCGCGTCTTGTTGATCGTCAGGCATGGCCGGCGGTCAATCTCACGGGTACGGCGCAGCGCATCCGGCCACTGATACTGATTGTCGGGGTCGCCATTGCCAAATTTCAGATCATCCTCGAACAACTGACGGGCGCGGCTCTCCCAATCCTCGCAGCGCTTGAAGCGATCCTTGGCGGTGCGGATCAGGTCTTCGTCGGGATTTTCTTTCTTGGCCATCAGTTCATCCAGCCTTGAGCGCCGACAAAGGGCTTGGGCTTCGGTTTGGGTGCAGTCGGACGCTGCGCGGCCTGAGCGCGACGAACACCCTCGCAGGCGTACCGAAGTGCATCAATGACATGGTTGTCCTTGTCTTCCAGTTTTGGTAGTACTGCGCCGGTCAGCGGATCCGTCTTGTAGCTGTAGAGTGTCAATTCATCAATCAAGTGCTGGCAGCGCGGGTGCACCACAATATCGAAGCTCTGCAGGAACTCGACGCCTTCTTCGAGGCTTCGCGCACCCTTGACTGCCGGCATGATCTTTGGAAAGCCGTTTTTACGCATGTGGCTGATTGTTTCGGGTCGAGCGGAATCTGCCACCAGCGGCCATTTTTCGGCGTCGGGCACCGTCATGAAGAGCGCTGGCGTATCGACAATCTCGCAGCCCACGCGGTAGGCTTCGTAGGGCACGTAGAGCTTGCGACCCACGATGTAGGCTTGCACCAACACTGTCGGGTCAATCGAAAAGCCCCAATCGGCGCCCTGGCGAATGATCTGGCCCGGATCGACATCGAACTCTTCGACCGTCCAGTTTTTGAACACGCGCGCCTGGCTGTTGCGCTGGTATTTCCCAAGCCAGATGTGTGCGAACTTGTCGGGATCGCGCTGGCGGTCATATTCAAGCTCCGCCCGCAGCACATCGGGCAACCACGGATTGTCCCTGTAGTTCGCCTCGACCACCACCGAATCAGGGTAAGGATTCGGGCCGCGCAGAAACGCATCGACCGGATCGGTTTCCAGATCCGGGTTCCACGAGAACCACAGTTCTGAACCAGCCTTGCGAATCGTCGGTCGTAGCAGATCCAGGCTGCGCTGGCTCAATGACTGCGCTTCTTCGACCCACGCCAGGTCAAAGTCTTCCAGGCTCTTGATACTGTCCGCCGTGTGATTCTGCATGCCCTGGAAGATGATCAAGCCACCATAAGGCGCGTTGATCTTGGCTTCCTGCACATCAAAGAGCGATCCCACGCCCAGCGCCTCGATCTTCAGTTCCAGAAGCTTCTTGACCGACTGATTGAGCGTCCGTTGCACTTCCCGCACACAGACTGCGTCGGTTTTCTGCATGATGCAGCGCTCGATCAGCATTTCTGCGAAGAAATGACTCTTGCCCGAGCCGCGGCCACCATGAGCGCCCTTGTATCGAGCCGGGCCCAGCAGCGGCGCATAGACTTCAGGCGTTTGGATTCTGAGGACGGACAATTTCTCGGACGATCTTTGTGACGGTCACCCCGCCGGAATGCTCTACTTCCTGTTTTTCCCTCCAATCGTCGGGCGCCATGTTTTTTAGGCCGAAGACCGTGAGCGTGGCGTTTCCGTCGCCAGTCATGGCATTCGTGCGAGCCAATTTCTCCCACCAGGCCGCGCACATCGTCTTGCCTCGCGTAACGGCTGCCGAAAACTCAGGGTGCTCTGATGCCCATTCCGTGATCGTGGACCGGGAAACGCCGATGCTTGCCGCAAATGACGTGGCAGATGCGCCCTCGGCCATGTGGGCGACGATGGCTTCGCAGTATTCCGGCTTGTATTTCGACGGCCTCCCGCCCTTGGACACACCTTTCCCTCCCGCCGTCTTCTTAGCGGTGGGTTTAGCTGCGGTCATGGTCGATCCAAAAGAATCGGCCCCGGAGCGGGAAGCTCAACGGGGCCGGCAGGTGCTGCCGAGGCAGCGTGGGAGACAAGCGGAAATGACAAAGCCCCACGGAATCGCAGGGCTTCTAGCGTTTCGATCGGGTGCGGTCCGACCGCCTAAGGGCTGGTAATCATGCCAAGCGGCAGAGAGTCAGGTTGTCAATGCGGATTATAGCGGTTTTTAGGTATTTGCAATACCCAATTTAATGCGCAGCAATTCCCAGGCCATCGGGGGGATTCGGGCGGTACCGGCCTCCCATCGTTGGACAGTGCGTAGCTGGGTGCAGACCAACTCGCCGGCCTGCGTCTGTGTCAGGCCGTGCTGGTCGCGCATATCACGCCATTGTTCGGGCGTGGGGCTGGGCCAGCGGGTCATGTTAGATCGCCTCCAGCGTACCGTTGGCATCGATATGGTAAGACCCAGCCGATGGGCTAAATGCCTCTCCAGCAAGCTCGCCAGCTGTATATTTCTGGCCGGCCCGCAGATCTTGCCAATCCAGTGAGTCCGCTTCGACCAAGTCGTCTTGATCCAGCACAATCAATTCGGGCGCCATACCCAGTTCGGCGGCAGCCGCAATGCGATGGGTGCCTTCCAGGGCCATCAGGTAATCACCGCAATCCACGACGCGGATAGACGGCGCTCCCAGGGTGCGCATTTGATCGATGACGCCCGCCAACTTATCCGTGTCTACTGCGTGGATTGTGTATAAGGTTCGCATGATTTTTTCCGCGCCTTGGTTTTGATCACCATGACTGCATTATATACGTCATTTTGTCGTATTGTCAAAGGTTTTTAGTAGGTACTCCCCCGCATCCCTCCAGCAACTCCACGCATTGGCCGAACCGCTGCGCCGCGGCGGCCACCTCTGTCTCGAATGAGCGCCAGCGGATCTGCATGGCCCGACAAAGCATCCGTGGATCGTGTCGCATCACGTAGTGCGCCCGCAACAGCGCCCAGTGTTTCGCGTCCATTCGATAGCGACTCTGCCCCCAGCACCATTCAATCACCCGAGCGTCGTCCTCGTCGATTTCCGGCGCCGGCTGCAATTCTCGGTATCCGTCCTTGATGGTCTCGCCCGCCTCGATGGCGGCGCGCCGGCAGACCTCGTAGGTCGTGGACGTTATGCCATCGTCGCGCTCGGGGCGATAGTAGGCGCCCCAATTCTCCAGCCGCCGTTCGAAGTCAGGATCGATCATAGGCAGGCACGCGCCCCATGCTGACAGGCGCCGGCAGCGCATCGATCTCCGCAGCCCGCAGATGCGGCACAGGCCGATAGGGCTCTGGCCTCGGATGGTAGGCCGGCTGCGCGATTTGGCCGGAGCCGGCGGATTTCTGGTGGCGCGTTGCGTGCATGCGCGAGGTTTTCGGTGTGCTGGGCATCATTGACCTCCAATATCGACAATCACAAATCCGAGGCCGGCGGTGTCCAGGCCCTTGTCCAGCGTCACCGGCACGAATCGGGAATCGTCTACGCCGAGCGCGCTGGCAATGCCGTCCAGAGATGGCTTGCAAGCCGCATGCAGGTTATCCAAGTCGCGCCGGATGCGGTTCGGTGCGGCGAATGTGATGCGCACCGGGATTTGATCGGATAGCGCGACGGTGTTTCGGCCCAGAGCCTCTTTGGTGAGCATGGCGCCGTCCAACCGGGCCCGGACCTTTGCGCTCTGCTGAATGGCCCAATGCCGGCCATTCTTGCGGTTCGGCATGAGCTTCGAGGATGGCCAGGGCAGCGTGATGGATAGACGCTCAAGCCGCATTGCGTTCCTCCCTCAGAATTTCCTTGACTTGGGCGGCGATCTCCGCCGGCATGTATGCGAACATCTGCAATTGCATGCGCCGGCTGGTCTTCGGATCGGGCCCGCGCAGGTTGCGGATCTTGCGCACCATGCAGTGGACGCAATTTTTGTCGTAGTTCGGGGCGTGGAGGCAGGTCATGCTGTCCCCAGCATGTCCAGCGGAATGCACCGCTTGTCGCCCGTGTATTGCAGGCTCTGCGGGTGGTACCAGAGGGAAATTGTGCCCTCCCATTCACCGTGTCGGTTTTTGTCCACGATCAGCAGTTCGTCGGCCTGATCTCGGGTTTCCATGTCGATTTCGTGGCCTTGGCGCAGCAGCTTTTCGACCGTGCGCTCCTTGCGCTTGTTGCGCCAGCAGGTGATGACCTGGTCCACCTGGTCCGACACGGCGCCGGTGCCCTTGGCGTCGAATTTGCCGGGGATTTTTTCCTCGTTCTCGCCCTTGCGGACGTGGTGCACGAGGTGAATGTGCACGTCGTGATCCCGGGCCAGTGTGCAAAGCGAGTCCACGAAATCCTTCTGCCCGTTGTAATCGTCCTCGCCGCGCACGCACTTCATGAGGCTGTCGATGACGATGTGCTTGATTTTCAGCTTGTCGGCGCAGTACCGGATGACGGCGTAGAGCATTTCGGGTTTGACCGTGCCCAACTGGTCGTAGAGCCAGAACCGGCCCTTGGCCCACTGCATCAGCCGACGCACAGCCGGCTCGCCGGGACGATCGTTCATGGCGACCTGACGCAGCATGCGTTTGAGCGTGGACACCGGCCGCATTTCGAAGCTCGCCACACAGACCCGTTCGCCCTGGGCCGCGAAGCCGAGTGCGGCCTGCCCGAGGATCTGGCTCTTGCCGTGGCCGTTGATGCCCATCCACAGGGTGACCTCGCCGCCCCGGAATCGGATGCGGTCATGGGTCTTTGCCCAGGGCAGCCGGGCGCCTACCGGCTCATTGCCGCCGCGCACCGCCGCCAGCAGGTCGTCTTCCCAGGTTTCCGCCCCCTGCACCTTGATCCGCGGCTCGTTTTCTGCCATCCAGGCTCGATAGTCGAAGCTGTCCGGGGTGATCAACGGTACAACAGTGCTCATTCTGCCTCCGTGTCGTGAAAAAATGTGCCGTCACTCGTGATGACCCGGGCTGGCGCGAACTGCCGTAGGTGTTTGAAAATCGCTCTCAGTCGGTCTCGATCCGTGCCCTGCAACAACACCGTGGTTCCCACCAGCGGACGGAAGTCCAGGGCCGCGATCCGGTCGTCAGGTTCCACGTGGATCTCAGGGAAATTGCCCCAGGCCAGCGTGTTTTCCGCGTCCAGGAACGTGGCTCGGGAACACGGTCCATCCAGGGCTGTCAGCCAGACCATCGCCGGTTTGTAGCCACCCATGCGCAGCCGGGAAAGCGTCTCGTGCCCCCTCATATCGCTCCCGCCATCACGTCGTCCAGGTTCCCGTTGCCAGCATCTCCTGCGCCGAAATCATCGAGGTAATGCTCCGACGGGCCGAAGAACGTCGCGGCCTGTTTCACGAACTCGGTTCCCTCTTTCCCGGCGCTGCGGACATAGGCGGCGTAGGCCTTCACGCCGGCCAGCATGGCGCTCGGGTCTACGCCCGACTTGACGCGGGCCAGCCATGCCTTTTTCGCGTCAGTTTTTGAATTGCCCCCCTTGCGTTTGGGGTAGGCCTGCCATGCCTCAAGAAACTCCTGTTCCTGTTCCTGTTCCTGTTCCTGATTAAGGAAGGGTTTCGAAAGGGTTTTGGAAGGCTTTGTTTTCGGGGGTGGATTTGCGTCGAAAAATTTCCCGCAAACCCGCATGTACTCTAGCTTCCAGCAACATTCGTCCGGAACCTGAGAGGCAACTTTCGCTGCAGCTTTCTTCTGATTTGGATTTTCCGGTGGGTTCCACTCAAAATGCTTCGTAATCCATACCCATTTTGTCGTTCCGCAACGGTTAGCGAAACCCTTTTCGAACAGTTCATCAAACCCTTTATCTACTCTTTCCGAAGTCCATTGGAGGTCTTCGCAAGCGTATCCATCAGGCAGTCTAAAAACTCCCGCGATTGTCCCGTGCGGACAAGTCAAAAGGTACAAGGCAAGCGTTCGCCCATCTTCGGATAGGCTTCTGAAAGTGGCACTCGCCCATATCGTCGTGTGAACGGTTCCATAGTTACGCATGCGCACTCTCCCCATGCACCACCCGCGCCAGCGGCACAATCGCCCGCTGATAGGCGGTCTCGACCGCCGCTGGCCACTGGTTGCGCCGAATGAGTTCTGCCCGCGTGGCATCCGCATATTCCCACTCGCACAGCCAGCGGCGCTTCCTGGGCATTCCGCCCTGGTCGTGCAGGCTATGGCAGCCGCGCCGGCCCGGTTCATCCGCGCAGAGCGGGAATGTGAGGCTGTCGCAGACCTTGCGGCCCATGGACTTGCCGAAATTGACATGCGCAACCTGATTCGGCCCGGGGCGCCGGCAGCAAGCACACGGCAGCGCGGAAACGTTGCGCCGATGCTGTTCGCTGCGCAGTATCGTGGACTCGCTGCGGACGTGCTGGATGGCCCGGCCCAGCGATTCCGCGATGCGCTGCGCTAGGCCGGGCCCACGCTTCTCGCTGGATCTGGCCATCGGCTTCTTGGCGCGCAGCTGGGTTTTGCGCTGTAAGGTGGTGTGGCGTTGCATCATGCCGGCCTCCCGAGGCTCGTAGGCGACCA